CTCTTACTTTTGCCTTCTGAGCTTTATTTAAGCCTGTGGTAGTTGCCATTTTTAATCTCCTTTATAGTGCTTTTGTTACCACGATATTTCCTTCGCGGCTTGTTTGTAGCCCATTTGCCAGTAAAACTTTCTTCATTAATAGGCGGCCTCTGCTTCAGGTTCAAGAACCCTGTAACTCCTGCTTATCGGTGGAGTTGGGTCCATGTCGTAAATTCTAGATAATGCATCTAAAAAATCTGGGTGTATAGTTGGAAAAAGATTATATTCATTATCTTTTACCCACTTCACTAGATCGTACAACTTACCACTCTCATCTTTTCGCATTATCTTACTGGACAAAAGAAAGTCTTGCTTTCTTTCCTTAGCATCCATCTGAAGCGAAGTAAGTCTGTTTTTATCTGTCGGATAAGGCCAGAAGAAAGAACCATCCTTCAGGTCCGGTTCTAGTCTTTGTATCCTATCTTTTTTAGATTGGGAACCACCACCTCCTACCCAATTCAATTCGTATATAGGAAAAGAACTTCCATCTATACGCATCATCTCTTTAAAGTGCTCTATATCACTCTGCGCTCCATAGCGCTCATAACCAATCTTAACTTCCCTTATACCTGGCGCTCTCTTCCATTTTGTTCTAAGCCTCTTTAAAAGGTCCCATCTTTCAGAAAGGCTCATTCTATGACAAACGCCGTCTAACAAATACTTATTGTAGTTTGCGTCTACGCCAACAACAGCCATAGCTGTTCTATTAGATTCTTTTTTCTTGGAGCTTGCGGGATCGACCATTAAATACGCATTCATTGTATAAGGCCTTATTTCCCACTCCATCCACCACTCATCATGAAAAGCTACATCACTACCAGCTATCGGATTTAATAACTGTTGACACGCTACTGTATAAGTAGACGTTGTCTTCTTTATCTCTTCCCATCTTTCCTCAGTAAGAAAGACAGGCACTCCATCCATTTGTCCATTATGTGTTGCAGTGTGGATTCTAGGCTTTACCGCTGCTCTTTGAAGTATTGTACCATAAGTATCTCCATAAGAATATCTTGTTCCTGCATACTGATACCTTGGATTATGAGTAGACCCCAAGTTAAGGGACAGTTCCCACTGAGTTGTAGTTTTACTTATTTGTTCTGGAGTAGATACTGATTCCTGAACAACTACGTCGTCATAAATGATAAGATCAAAATGTCGTCCAGTAGGCTGACCATCCACAAGTCCGTGGGCCTCAACAGTTTGTTCCTTCGGGTTAGCAGATCGCCTAACACATATACCTTCGTTCTCAGCCCATTTGGGAGCCTGTTGTCTAGGCTTTTCCCAGAGTATATCTGGGTATAGACTGCAAAGTTTTTCATTAGATTCTAGTTCCTGCATTACCTGACGCAAGAACGGTTTAGCTTGTCTTGCTGAAAACGACAACAATCCAATAGTTATATTTGGATTGCATAAGACTTCTTGTATAGTTCCAAGAAATGTTATGATAGAACTTTTGTAATGAAACCGAGCCCATAGGTCCAGCCTTCTATCCCTATCACTTTCTACTTCTCTACATCTGTCATATATCCAAGGATGTAACATATCGTGACGATTACAAAGAAACACACCAAGATAATACCTGTCAAGCTGACCCAGAGTCCTGATAAAAGAATCATCAATATTAGGATCGTCATGGCAGTCAGCATACGCAGCAACAACTTTATAAAACTGCTCATTCTGAGCCCACTCTGCAAATTGGACAGCAGCCTCAGAATTTTTTCCTTCAACGAAATATCCTTTAGAAATTGTAGGGAGCATTACTAGCCCCCTTTATATCCAGCCGCGTAAGCAGCTTTTGCTTGCTGCTCAGCCTTTTTGCGTGAAGCATAACACTTTCCCTTGTTTCCCCACTTCCATCCTTTCTTACCGCTTGATAACTTACACCTCTTTATCGGCATCTTTCTTTACATCAGGACCCATGAGTTCTTCAGAGAATTCCCCCTCTTTAGTAATTACCTTAAGTAAAATAGAACCATCTTCCTGCTTTTCTGGTTTATATGTAGTAGGAACCATTTTATATACTGTAAATTCAACTCCTTCCTCTCGCATACATGCCTTTCTCGTGTAATTTTCTAAACGATCAAACATATTATCTACCATCATAAGAGGGCTTCTATGCCCTGTCATTCCCATCATACGCTCAAACATCCTATCCATCGCTCTAACTTGACTACCTATCATTGATACACCCATTTTATTGCTCCTGTAGTTTACACCAAAATTAAATTTCTGCTTCGCCTGTTAAAAGTTTCTGTAGTTCTTGAGGATTTTCTATCAAATATTTTATGTAATTGGGGTCTAATCCTTCAGCCCAGGGGTATTGCCTTATAAAATTACTAATCGAATCCTCTTCTTGATCTTCACCGCCGCCCCCTTGTAGATGGTCGCCAGAGGCTATAGCAGCTGCTACTTGTGCTAGCATAGCCTGGCCGGTTGTTTTATCATACATGCCTTTGGCTATAAGGCTATTCTCAACAGCCTTTAGCGCACTAAGTCCAGGCACCATTGCATTTGCAAGATACCCAACAAATTTGCCAAACTTAGAAGGGCCATGAACAACAGTAAACGCTTTCATCGTTTGGTCCATAGTGGAATATGCATTAGCAAGAGTAGTATTATTAATCCCGAAAGTTTTTCCCTGCGGGTTTCCCCTTAAAGCGTCTAATGTTTCCATATAGCCTTTAGCCAAATCCGCGTACGCCTGAGTATGGTACTTAGCATCTTTGGCTACCTCTTCTGCAACCTTTGCGCCTTTTTCTGTCATATCTTCTTGAGTCTCCAAGGCAATGATACCCAAGTCCGCATCAAGAGTTACGCCCGGCTGTGCGGGAGTTGCGGCGCTCCCCCAACCAGGTGGAGGGGTATATCCGGCAACCGGGTCATAACCCGTTCCTTCTTGGTCTACCCTACCACTTGGTCTTGCACTGCCAACAAGATTGTCATAGTAGCCCATGCCTTCTTGATCTACCCTACCACTCTGCTTTGAACTGCCAATAAGGTTGTCATAATAGCCAGTTCCTTCTTGGTCTGTCCTGCCACTCTGCCCTACAAGATTATCGTAGTAGCCAGTTCCTTCTTGGTCTGTCCTGCCTTTTGAGATAAGACCAGGAGACCCACCAACCAGACCACTGCCATAACCACCATAACTATAGCCCGAAGGGTCTACACCGTAACCCCATCCTTGCCCATATCCTTCCATGCCGGAACCCATGGCATCTAAAGAAGGAGAGGCCGCGTCCTGACCGTCTTGGGCATCGCTTAAATTAGCCACATCTTCTTGTGCGGCAGTTCCTACTGTTCCTCCGGTAGCTTGCCCAGCCTCAATTGCATCAGCTAAGGCACCTGCTAACTGAGCAGTTGCGTCTACGTGACCAGCATAGAAGCCCTCTGCATCGTCGAAACCGCCTCCACCACTGGTGCCTGTATCTGAACCGCCTCTTTGTGCTCCTGGATCGGGCATAATCTATTTCCCCCTATTAGAACGTCTAGTAGTATTAGCCATTCTCATTTGCTTGCCAGCTCTCTTGGCCGCGTCTTTTGCTTGCTTGACTCCTTTGGGAGTATAAGCGTATTTTTTTCCACCAACTGTAGGCATAATTCCTCCTAGTTTAAGACCTCTGGCCTTTCTTCATCTACTTCTAGTAGCTTCTCAATAATAGAATCAACATCGACGGCTTTCTTAACCTCGACCTTAGTTGTCTTTGTTTCCTTTATATCCTTCTCTTGCTTAGAGTAGGCTGACTTGTAACCGTGCTTGTTTACCATCATGAACGAATAGAGAGCGGTGTTGAATGACTTGTTATTCAAATTGTCCCTGGCAATACCAATCCAGAAAGCTTCAGAGGCCTGTAACCCCAATTCTACTGCTTCCTGAAAATCTTTCTTTCTGGGGTCTTTCAACCACCTGTACCACGTACTTTTATTAATTCCAAGAAATTTACATATCTCAACAACAGTGGAACCATTAGCAAACATTTCGTTTACTTCTTTCTTATTTGCTGGTGTCCATACACTGCTATGTACTATCTCGCCTTTTCGTCGTTTCATGATGATATGTAATCAATTATTAATTTACCTTTCAGATGATCAATTTCATGCTGAATACAAACAGACTTAAGACCACTAAAATCCTTTGTAATAGTGTCTCCGTCTAAATCTCTATATCTTACCTTTATATTTTTTGATCTTTTTATTTTGGCTCTCATATCTGGAAATGACAAACAGGCCTCATCAGTAAAGACCTCACCATCTTTCGCCTTTATCTTTGGGTTCACCATTGCGGTTAAATTTGACATATCGTCGGAAGGATCAAAGATGATGAGGTTCTTCTGTATTCCTACTTGTGGTGCAGCAAGCCCAACTCCATCGTGGGCATACATGGTATCAGCCATATTCTTAACGACACCCCTAACATCCTCGTGCACTCCTACATCAAAGTTTTCATTTCTTAATCTAGGATTAGGAAATGCTAATATATCAAGAATTGCCATTAAGAAGATCGTCTAACTCTGCAATCTTTGTTGAAATCGTATCAGTAAATAAAAACGGGAGAAGCCCGTGCAGCACACCGACAACCCCCAAAATAAATAACCCACATGAAATTTTACATATATACCCCATATGATTAAAATATTCCTTTCTCTCTATATGTGAAAAATCCAATTATTAGTTCCTTAGTATTAATATATATATTATATAT